CTTCAAGTTGAAGATCCGTAATGTTGAGGGTTATCGCAACTATGATAAGTCTGAGTTTGATTCTCCTGCTGCGTTATTGGCAGGTGATGACGACGAACTGGAAACGGTGTACAATTCTATGTACAGCCTTGCTGATTTCCTCGATCGTCGCCACTTCAAGTCTTATGATGAACTGAAAGCAAAGCTGGATCGTGTTCTTGGTAAGAATGCTCCTGCTGCTCGTGCTGAAGATTATGATCCAGCACCAGTTGCGGCAGCACCTGCTATGAAGACTGCAGCTGCTCCGAAGGTTAGTGATGAAGTCTCTTTTGGTGATGATGACGACAATTCTTTGTCGTTCTTTGAAAAACTAGCTGAAGAAGATTGATGCCACTTCTTGGTTAGTGATTGTTGGGGAGCTTCGGCTCCCCTTTTTTATTTTGGTCTGCCATAATTATCTGTGTTGGACGGAGCAGGCGTAGAAGATGTTGCTTCGATCGGAGCAAATGTGTTTTGATTATTTGTAATTGCAGTTGTATTACTATCACCAACCTTTGTTGATGTGTCAATAATTATCGGAGACAAAGAAGATGCAGATTGTTCTGCAGATCTCTTCATGACTTTAAATCCTTCCATACCTTTTGTGGTTTCAACAGAACCTGGTCTTGCTGATGGTTGAATGTCAGCTGCGCCAGCATCTCCAATCCCAAGAAGTTTTTGCCACCAACTTGGTCCCTCATCCCCTTGTGGTTGTACAGGAGAGGAACCTTCTATCAGGTCATCTGGGAATTCTTCTGCACCAGCTGGGGGTGAAGCTGGAGATGATTTCCACCAATCACGAAGCATGACACCAAGTTTTCCATACTTTTTACGGAACAATGCTTCTTCAGGATCGTCTGTTCCATACAATTCTATTCTAAGTTGTTTTTTAGCTTCTTGATCTCCTGCCGCTGCCTTTTCTGCAAGCGACTTTTTCTTTTCGTATTCAGGAACAGAAGTTCTTCCCATCGCATCAGCAATATTTTGTTGACCCTTTATTGTTCCATACAAGAGAAATCCTGCGAGTGCAGCCTTCCACACCAATGGGTTAGACAATAGCGAAATCGTTGTTGAAACTGCCCCCAAACCACCTCTGTCATTGTTACCTTCTCCTTCCCATTTTTCTCTCATCCATTTACGGATTCGACTATTTCCTTCTTTAATGTCAGCAAAAATATTGTACAGCGGTCCACGGTTACTGAAAATGTTTCTGAAAAGTTTTCTCGTTTCTTGGTCTTCTAATTGTCCTGCGCTTGTGTTTTTGTCAACAGATCTTGTGTTTTTGTCAAGTTTTCTATTGGTTTCCTCGACAGCCTCTGTGTTCTCATTGACAGAATTGTTTAATGCTTGTTCGTTCTTATCGAGTGATTTTATAAGGTTCATTGACGCAGTATAAACATTTCGAAGTTTTGCTCTTTCCTCTAGATCTGCAGAAACCGCCATACTCCTTTTCATATCATCGAGTTTTTCTCTTACTTCATCGATGATTGGTTGATAGTATTGCACCGCATATTGATTATGAGATTCTCTTAGATGAGTCTGTTGCTCTTTTAAGAAAGAAGACAATTCATCAAACTCGCCAAGTCTCTTATTGAGCGTTTGCATTCTTTCTGTAACTTGAATGCCCGTGCCTGTTGCGGTTTGTTTAATCTGTAATCTTGTATATCTAACGAGTTTTGTGATTTCTTCTTTGAGGTGATTGAGCGCAGGAACAAGTTCATTAACAACTCTTTCATTCAATTGAAGAATCGTTTTTCCTTGTTCTCTGTTTCTGGATTCCAATTCGGCGATTTTATTTGCGCCTTGAGATGTCTGGAATTCAAACCATGTGGAAAGTTTGTCAATAAAGTGAGGTTCGTTGCCACTTGTTTCTGGTGAAGAAGAAAGCAATTCCTGCTGAGGGTCAGCAATTTGAGAACGAACAGAACTGAGTCTGCCCAAATTAGAACCAAGTCTTTCAATGCTTTTTACAACATTGAGCAATCCAGCACGCATGCTCTTTTGCAAGCGTTCACGCTGGTCTTTGTTTGATTCTTTCAGATTATCAATAGCGTTGACAATCGGTAATGTTGCATCAGCCATTTCTTTGCTTCATCCGCTCTTCTTGTTCGTCCAAATGTTTCTTCAAAAGCGCAACATATATGTCACGCTCAAACGGCATCATGTTTTCAATCTCTGTCAAACTATATTTATGATGATGCATCAGGGCAAAATTCAACTGATACATATTTGCTAACGATTCATGTATCAGTGCAAGATAAAAAAATCTGCCATACCCTCCAGTACAAAAGAATCCTTCTGTTTGCACTCAGGACATACCCACTCAACCTTATGTGTTAATTTGGGAATTCCATTGAAAAACTCCACAATAGCATCAAACTGCTTTTTATTGAGTGTTCCTAGCCAATCTACCATTTCTTCAACGGTGAAATCGTCATACACATTTTCTTGATCATAAACAACTTCTATACAAGATGCAATCAATCTCATCGGAGCATCTTCTTCTTCAGTGCTCAACGATAATGCGTCTTGCATAGATGGGTATCTAACCTTGACACCAATTTCATTTGTGATCTTAATGTTTTTATCTTTTCTGATCCCGTCAACTTTGATGTCATCAATATTAATTTTGATTGGTGTTCTATGATGACATTCAGTTTCACCTGTGTGACCAACAGTAATTTCAATAACCTCACCAACAGACTTTCCACGAAGTTGAAGAAAAAGATACTCAACATCAAATGTTGCAAGACTGTCTATATCAATCTTTGTTAGGATGCACTCTTGCAAAATCCTTGTCATTGCAGAACTCATTTCTGCGCTATCGCCACCTTCCATAGCCATCAAAAGAATTTTTTCTTCTTTGACTAAAAATGGACGAAATTCAATTTGTTTTCCTGTTGATGGAATTTTTGTTTTAAATGTCGGCACCGCCATTACTGGTAAAGCCATAATATTCTCCTCAATTCAATTATCCAAAAATCTTTTTAGAAATTCCTCCAAGATCCGCTGAAAGTCCTGCACCTTTTGCAAACCCAATATTGCCAATTCCAGGAAGTCTTGCGCCAAATTTGAGTCCACCTGCGCCCAAACCAAAGCTGAAACCAAACCCCATTCCTGGCTGGTCTTGTCTATTAAACACTGCCTTGTAATTTCTGTACGCAAATGTTACTTGTAATCGAGCAGGATCTTCGGACCCCCAATTCATACTTACTGGAGCCATCTGAATAGGATATGCCTCATTCAATGTATGAATGGATCTCAATTCCCCCTTATGCCCATACTGACGAATAACTACACTGCCAATATAGGTGTCAAAATACCTATGCGTGAACGGACTATTTGAATATGAGCGATTGTACTTAGAAGGAATTGGCTCAAATTCAACCATGTTTTCTTCTGCTGCCGTTTTTGCCGCTTCATTTGCTGCATCTTCTGCAGCATACTGTGCAGACTGTTCGCCATCATATGCACCTGTGTTCACCATCTTTTCTTGCCACCACTCAAAGTATTCTTTTTCTCTCATGTCTTCACTGAGAAGAATTGTGGCAGTGACATCACTATAAAATTGCTGTCCTGGAATACGATTCACAGGACCAATGTTCGTAAATTTATGGTCAATTGGAGCAAAGTTTCTTCCTGGAAGGTCAATACTGTCGACACGGAAACGCATTTCCTGTTCACCAATATTTCTGCCCCCATGAACAAACACTTCAAAGTGGCTAGAACTTGCATAACCACTTTTGTTCAATTCTGCCATCATCTTATTAATGCTGAAACCATCAGCGGCTTCACCGTTTGTCCCAAAGAAACTTCCAAGCAAGCTATTGAGACCACGGTCAACAAATGCGCCTGCCTGTCTTTTAAGCTGATCGCTAAGTAATCCCATTATGCATTACTCCAGACAGAGAGTTTGTCTGCCTTCTTGAATTTTTCTGTTGGTAAGAACAAAGCAATATCCCAATCACTTGGTTGCACTTCAACGAATCTAGACTTCACATGCTGCGCCAAGTAATGTTTGAATGTTGGTTTGAACAATCTAAAGCGACTTGCCTTATTGAGAATTTCATAAGAGAGTCTCAACTTGGTAGAAGCATCAAACTTTGTATTGTTTACTGTTTCATACAATGCGTCCATTAATCTTGCTCTGCTATTTGGCGGCAGATAATGTAGATTGATGCCATAGAATCCACCTGGAGCTGGACCAACCATAAAGATCAATGGAAAGGCATCATAATACGGCAGCGTCTGTTTCATCTTTGGATCATATTTGAAATGATACATGCCACCAACTTGCGGTGCACTTACCTTGTTCTTATATTCTCTCAAGATCTTAGTTGGACTTGCCGCAGATGGTCTTTGCTCAGAAGCCATGTTACGAAACCAATCTCTTGCACGCTGAGTGCGAGCAGGAATCTGTCCTGCACGAACACCTTGTGTGAGAATTTTATCGAAAACGCTTGCCATATGGACTATTTAGTCTTCTTGCCAAACAATTGTTGCTCGGTCAGTACTTGAAATTTCCATTGACGGTCTGCGCAGAACTCCTCTGCTGCTTTCCATTTGGCTTGATTGATACCCCATGTCTTGACTTCGTTCACATATTTTTTAGTGATACGGGATTTCTTTTCTGGAGGTTTTGACTGTGCTGCTGGTTTGACTTCAAATACAACCACATCTCCGTTCTTCGTCTTAACGATAAAATCAGGAAAGTATCGGTGCCTCTTACCATCTATTGGCGAGACATAAGGAATAGTAAACTCTTCGCTTGCCCACCAGACCACATCTGGATTGCGATCGAAATATGCCATGCAATTCAATTCCCATGAACTACGATAGATGATGTTCTTAGGATCACCTCTATACTTCTCAGGAAACTTTGGTTGAAATCTTCCTTGGTAATACTTCATTGCACTCGTATAAATAGACTAAAACAATTCTATATAGGGAATTCCTATGGCATTTAATCTCGGTGGTCTTAAAAGCACATTTGGCGGAGCAGGTAATGGGCTGAATGTCGGTGGCTTACTAGATGGTAAGTTCTCTGTCGGCGGCACTTTCAATAGCCTCAATCAAAAAGATAAGATTGCTCAGCGTCCAAATAGCGAACTGAAGGAACTGTATGCATCGACAACTGCCGAGACATTGCAATATCCAAGCGACTTGGATAACATTCACTACATGTTATTTAATATCAGATCTAGATTCTCTCAGAATACAGATCTGAATAATGCGTTGACCAAATCCAAAGTTTTACAAACTATCGTACTGCCAATCCCTGTCAACCTTCGTGACGATCGTACTGTAAATTACAACAATACAAATCTTGGTGCATTGGGTGGGCTTGGTGCAGGACAGATTTCTGCAGAACAGTTGTACACAGATATTTCTAATGCTACCAAAAAATTTGGTGGTCAAGCTCTTAAGAGAGCAATGGGAAATGCTGGTGGATTAATTGATAGTATTGCTGAAGAAGCAGTAAAAGATCCATTGCAAGCAATAACAAACCTCGCTATCGGTGCTGGAACTATTGGAGCATTGAGTAAGATGGGACTTGGTCAGCTTACTGGTGCGGCAGCTGCAGTTAAATATGGGCAGGGATTGTTCTATTCTGAAGGTGCTGCACTAAATCCAAGAATGGCAACATTGTTCGAAAATGTTTCGTTTCGTGAGTTTGGGTTTGCGTATAAGTTAATTGCAAGAAACCCAAATGAATCTGAACAAATTAAGCAGATTGTTCGTGCGTTTCAAACGAATATGCTCCCATCTTACTTCGGTGTATCTAATAGTGGTTTCACCTATCCAAATGAATTTGAGATCCAATTCTCTCAACCGCTACAAGATCAATTGTTCAGATTTAAGCCATGTGTTCTTAAGAATGTTTCTGTCTCATATAACGGCGACACTGGTCCTGCGTTTTTTGAAGGAACAAATGCTCCTTTGGTTGTTGACATCAGCATGCAGTTTCAAGAAACACAAATTCTTACGAAAGAAAATATCGAAGCGGATGTTAATACTGGCACACCAGAGCCAGAGAAACCATATACGCCAACAAACTACATTCCACCTGGATATGAAGGGTTCACATCTAAAGGCGAGTTCGGTTAATGTCTAAGTATTTCCAATTCTTTCCTCTGACGCCACACGATCTGACCAATAAAGGTCAGCAGGTTTTTCTCACCAACATTCTTCGTAGGTTTAAAGTTGAAAGTTCGGTGAAAAACAATCTTGGTGTGTTCCACGAATACAGCATTCAGGCTGGAGACAGACCAGATACAATCGCTGCCAAGTATTATGGCGACAGCGGTTACGCTTGGGTTGTTTTGATGTTTAATGAAATTCATGATCCAATCTTTGGTTGGCCATTGTTCAACCAAGAATTTAATGATTTCATCATAGGCAAATATGGTAGCATTGCTGCAGCGCAAGCGCAGGTTGACCATTACAGAAAAATTCTTTCAGAAAAGATTGTTAAGTTTGATGGCACAATCATTCCACAAAGATATGTTCGTGTTGATCAGACGACATATAATAGTCTTGGTGAGAGTGAAAGAGAAGCACCTTCTTGCTTTGATGTTGAGTTGGAACTTAATGAAGAAAAACGCCATATCAAAATCCTTGATAAAAGATATCTACCACAAGTTAGAGATGAAGTGAAGAATATTCTTAGGAATGGTATTTAATGAAGGCAAAGTTTGAAAAGCTGCTCCTGATTCCAACGGCAGGACAACCATTTGACATCACCGATCTGGTGGTGGAAGTGAATGTGTTTCAGGATCTTTTCAGCCATTACATGACTTGCGAAATTGTAATGAAAGACTCTATCTCTATCAGTCGTGGCATCCCATCGAATGAAGAAGATAACCTTAACGGTGGTCTAACTGGTGGTGAATTGTTGCTCATGCAATACTACTCGGAAAATAATCCGATTATTGTAAATTGTTTCTCTATGTACGAGAGAAAAGCAAGAACAAAAGAAAGCGATTCAACAGAAGTTTATATTCTTTCTGGCATCAGTCTTGAAGCATTTGAATCATTCACCAGAAAAATCTCTAGAGCATATGGTGGATCACAAGGAAATGAAATCTCAAAGATGGTGGATAGTGTCACCAGAGAATATTTGTATACCAGAACAGTAAGAGATGTCTATTCTAGCATTCTAAAAGACTTCAAAACACTGATCGAAAAGACAATTGTTGTAGAAGAAACATCGGGAAAGCATCGTTTCATCATTCCTAATCTTTCTGTAGATGACACGCTTGAATTTTTCTCAAACGAAGCAGACTCAAAGGATCACATTCCTCAGTATCTGTTCTATGAGAACTATTATGGATTCAACTTCTGGAATCTAAGCACTCTGGTTGAAAGCACTCCTGTTATGGAGTATTACTACACTGAGTTTAATACCAATGAAGCTGATCGTGACCAAAGAAAGATCATCTCATATAATGTTAAGAAAGAAAACAATATTCTTGAGAGTGCAAAAGCAGGATTGTTTGCATCTAAAACAATCAGACTTGATGTTCTTAAAAAGACCAAGTCTGTAAAGGTCTTTGATTATCAAAAATCATTTGATAAGTTTAAGAAGCTGCAACCATACAAACAAAAAGGTAGCGCAAACCCTGATGTAAATGTCACATTAATGACTACACGACAGGGACATGACTGCAGCTGCCAAATATTTAAAGACGAGAATCATCTTCCAAAAAGAATTGATGGGATTATTGGTTCCAGAAGATCGTACACCGAACACATCATGCATAATATCTTGTCTGTTGTTGTTCCTGGAACAACCGCATTAAATGTTGGTGATACGGTTCTGCTAAAATTCCCTATCAAAGATGGGTTGTTTGATTCAAAAGACACTAAGCTCGACAAAGAATTGTCGGGGAAATATATAATTACAAAGCTCAGAAATAAATTTACTAATGTTGGCGCAGAAAGTAGATTCGTTACTGTATTCGAATGCGT